ACGATTGATATTGAGAAAGTGCAGAATGCATATATCAGTGCAAAAGAGAATGCGGCAGAGGAGAATGTGTTCCGGCAGCTCCGTCTGAATCAGTGGGTGAAACAGAGCACCCGGTGGATGCAGATGGATAAGTGGGATGCCTGTTCCTTTGCAGTGAATGAAGAGGAGCTTCTCGGAAGGGAATGCTATGGCGGACTCGACCTTTCAAGTTCTACGGATATCACGGCATTCGTGCTTGTGTTCCCACCAAGGAATGATACCGAGAAGTATGTGATCCTTCCGTATTTCTGGATACCGGAGGATAACATGAAACTGCGTGTACGAAGGGATCATGTTCCGTATGATGTCTGGGCAGCCGAAGGGTGTTTAAAGACTACGGAAGGAAATGTCATCCATTATGGATTCATTGAGCAGTTTATTGATGAACTTGGTACGAAGTTTCATATTAAGGAAATTGCCTTTGACCGATGGGGAGCAGTACAGATGGTACAGAATCTTGAGGGCATGGGATTTACTGTTGTTCCATTTGGACAGGGGTATAAGGATATGAGTCCACCGACCAAGGAGCTGATGAAGCTGACACTGGAAGGGCGGATCGCACATGGCGGGCATAAGGTGCTGCGGTGGATGATGGATAATGTGTTTGTCCGTCAGGATCCCGCAGGAAACATCAAAATGGATAAAGAAAAATCTACGGAGAAGATCGATGGGGCTGTTGCAACCGTTATGGCACTTGACCGTGCAATCAGAAACGAAGGCAGTGACGGAAGTGTATATGATGACAGAGGAATTATAGTATTTTAACAGCGGAGGTATCGTATGGGAATTAAGAGTTTATTTGGATTTGGACAGGCGAGGGATAAACCTGTGGACAAGGCAGCAGATGCGGGATATTCGTTTCTGTTCGGAAGGACAACAAGCGGAAAGCCTGTGAACGAAAGAACTGCAATGCAGACTACGGCAGTATATGCCTGTGTCAGAATCCTTGCAGAAGCAGTGGCGTCTTTACCGCTTCATGTATATGAGTATCAGGATGACGGTGGCAAGAAGCTGGTGCATGACCATCCTTTATATTATCTGCTCCATGACGAGCCGAACCCGGAGATGACTTCATTTGTGTTCAGGGAAACACTGATGAGTCATCTTTTAATATGGGGGAATGCGTATGCCCAGATCATAAGGGACGGGGCAGGAAGGGTGCTTGGATTATATCCGCTTCTCCCGGACAAGATGGATGTGCAGAGGGATGATAAAGGAAACATCTATTATGTGTATTCCAGAAACAGTGATGAAAACCCCATGTTCAAGGAATATGGAGATATCAGGCTGAAAGCCGAGGATGTGCTTCATATACCCGGATTGGGATTTGACGGGCTGATCGGATATTCCCCGATTGCGATGGCAAAGAACGCTGTCGGTATGACGCTTGCTTGTGAGGAATACGGGGCAAGTTTCTTCGCAAACGGGGCAAATCCGGGCGGTGTTCTGGAGCATCCGGGAGTTCTGAAAGACCCGTCAAAGGTAAGGGAGTCTTGGAATTCTGTGTACCGGGGTGTGAATAACGCACACAAGATAGCAGTGCTTGAAGAAGGCATGAAGTATCAGCAGATAGGCATCCCGCCGGAAGAAGCACAGTTTCTTGAGACAAGGAAATTCCAGATCAATGAGATTGCAAGGCTTTATAGGATACCGCCTCACATGGTCGGTGACCTTGATAAGTCGAGCTTCTCCAATATTGAGCAGCAGTCTTTGGAGTTCGTAAAATACACACTTGACCCGTGGGTAATCCGGTGGGAGCAGTCCTTACAGAGATCACTCCTTCTGCCGGGAGAGAAAGGAAAGTATTTTATCAAGCTGAATGTGGATGGCCTCCTCCGTGGGGATTACCAGTCAAGGATGAACGGCTATGCGGTCGGAAGGCAGAACGGGTGGTTTTCTGCCAATGACATCCGTGAGATGGAGAACATGAATCCGATCCCGGATGAAGAAGGAGGAAGCCTGTATCTTATTAACGGTGCTATGACAAAACTTGCAGATGCGGGTGCATTTGCTGGGAAGGATACTGGACAGACACGGGAAGAGAAAAAACTCCCTGCACAGGAAAACAGCAGAAAGAGAGGTAAACGATGAAACGGAAGTTTTGGAACTGGATAAGGAATGAAGATGAGAGCGTGCCTGACATGGAAAGGACGCTCTTTTTAAATGGCATGATTTCGGATGAAACATGGTATGGGGACGAAGTTACCCCGCAGCTTTTCAAAGATGAACTGAATGCCGGAAATGGAAATATCACGGTGTGGATCAATTCACCGGGCGGTGATGTGTTTGCAGCGGCCCAGATCTATAACATGCTCCGTGATTATAAGGGAAGTGTGACGGTCAAGATTGATGGTATTGCAGCTTCAGCAGCATCCGTGATCGCGATGGCAGGAGATACGGTCTGTGTATCCCCGGTGGCTATGATGATGATCCATAATCCTGCAACGATGGCAATGGGTGAGGCGAAGGATATGCAGAAAGCAATCGCCATGCTGAATGAGGTCAAGGAATCCATCCTGAATGCTTATGAATTCAAGACGGGGCTTACCCGTGCAAGGCTCTCACACATGATGGATGACGAGACCTGGTTCAATGCAAAGAAGGCGGTGGAGCTTGGCTTTGCGGATAAGATCCTTTTTGATTCCGATGAGGATGAGAAAAAGAAAAAGCCGGATGAGCCGGAAGAAAAGCCGGAGAAAGGAAGCGATGGAGAGAAAGGGGACGGAGAGGGTGATAAGGACAAAAATGGGAAAAAGAAGCTCCCGTTCCAGCAGGATTCCATGATGTTTTCCACCAAGGCGATGAATGAGTCGTTCCTTTCCAAGGTGTCCGATAAGGATGCCATGATACCGGTCAACCAGTTGGAGAAGAGACTGAGTCTCTTAGCACATTAAGGAGGATATGAACTATGAGTAAGATTTTAGAATTAAGAGAAAAGAGAGCGAAGGCATGGGAAGCTGCAAAGGCATTCCTCGATGCCAAGAGAACACAGGAAGGTTTTGTATCTGCAGAAGATGCAGCCACCTATGACAAGATGGAAGCGGATGTCGTAAATCTTGGAAAAGAGATCGAGAGACTGGAAAGACAGGCTGCCATTGATGCAGAGCTTGCAAAGGCAACAAGCACCCCGATCACAAGCCAGCCGCATGCCGGAACTGGCGGGGAGGCAAAAACAGGAAGGGCAACCGATGAATACAGAAGAGCGTTCTGGAATGGTATGAGAAACAAAATGTCATACGAAGTACAGAACGCTCTTTCTATTGGTACGGATTCCGAGGGTGGATATCTTGTGCCGGATGAGTATGAAAGAACACTGGTGGAAGCCCTGAATGATGAAGTATTCTTCCGTAATCTGGCTACTGTTATCAAGACATCGAGCGGTGACCGTAAGATTCCAATCGTCACATCAAAGGGTGAGGCAGCATGGATCGATGAAGGAGGTCAGTTTACAGAATCCAATGACAGTTTTGGGCAGACAACCATTGGTGCTCATAAGCTGGCAACCATGATCAAAGTTTCAGATGAGCTTTTAAATGACAGCGTGTTTAATATCGAACAGTATATTTCCAGGGAGTTTGGAAGAAGAATCGGTGCAAAGGAAGAAGAAGCATTTTTCATCGGTGACGGAGCAGGAAAACCTACAGGTATTTTCAACGCAACAGGCGGTGCTGAAACAGGAGTGACAGCTGCAAATACCACCATTACGTTTGATGATGTCATGGATCTTTACTATTCCCTTCGTGCTCCATACCGTAATAAAGCGGTATGGCTTCTGAATGATTCGACCGTTAAGGCGATCAGAAAACTGAAGGATGGAAATGGAAATTATATCTGGCAGCCCTCTGTAAGGGAAGGAGAGCCGGACAGGATCTTGAACCGTCCTTACCGTACATCCATTTATGTGCCGGAGCTTGCAGCAGGAAAACGTGTGATGGCATTCGGTGATTACAGTTATTACTGGATCGCAGAACGCCAGGGCAGAAGTTTCAAGAGACTGAATGAGCTTTATGCTACAACGGGACAGGTTGGATTTCTCGCTTCCGAGCGTGTTGACGGCAAGCTGATCCTGTCTGAAGCAGTGAAAACACTGGACGTGAAAGCTGCAGGAAAGTAGGTGGGCTGAATGTTTGTAACGCTTGAGGAAGCCAAAGGGTATCTGAGGGTGGATTCGTCAGACGAGGATAGTTTTATCCTCGGTCTGATGGAAACTGCAAATGCCCTGATTAAAAATGTAACAAGACGGACTCCGGCGGTACTTAAGAAGCATGAAGCAGTTGTGCGGACAGCGGAGCTGTATGTGATCTCTTATCTTTATGAGCACAGAGAGGAAGCTGACCATAAGACCATGACGGAGACCGTGAAATATCTGCTCTTTGGCATACGGAAGGAGAAATTTTAATGATCGAACTGATGCGTGACCGGATCACGATCCAGAAAAGTTCCGTGAAAACAGATAAGATCGGAAACCATGCGGCAGTCTGGGAAGATGTGTATTCCTGTGCTGCTTATGCCAATAACCTGTCAGGAAAAGAATACTGGGCAGCAAAGCAGTTGAATGCCCAGTCTGAACTGGACTTTATTATCCGGTACTGCAGTGAGGTGGCAGCCCTGGACAGCGAGCATTACCGCATCAGGTTTCGTGGGGATCTTTATAATATTACGTTTATTGATAACGTGCAGTATAAAAACAAATCCGTCAGGATCCGTGCGGAACGGGTCAAACGGTGAGGTGAATTGAAGATGGCAAAGAAAATCAAAGCAGATGCCCTTGCATCGGAAGTCATGAAGGAGCTGGACGATTATTCCAGTCTGACTACGGAAGTGATGAAGAAGGCGGTCAGGAATGCCGGAAAAACAGTCCGGGAGGAGATCGCAGACACAGCACCGAAAAAGACCGGAACTTATGGAAAAAGCTGGGCGGTCAAAAAGACCGGGGAAGACAGTAAGTCCCTGCAGGTAACGGTACATTCCAAAAACCGATACCAGATCGCTCATCTCCTGGAGCATGGACATGCAAAAAGGGGAGGCGGCCGGGTAGCAGCAAGACCGCATATTGCACCTGCAGAGGAGAATGGAATCCGGCAGCTTGAGGAAGAAATCGAGAGGGGGATCCGGAATGGATGATCTGGTTAAGATGATGGAAGAAACAGGACTGCCATTTGCCTACGACCACTTTGAAGAGGGGGAAGCAGCAGAGCCACCGTTTGTATGCTATCTTCTTCCGCAGAGTAATCATTTTTCTGCGGACGGGAAGGTGTATCTGAAGATTACGGAAGTCCATATCGAACTGTATACCGACTGTAAGGACTTGTCGGCAGAACAGAAAGTAGAAGCCATGCTGGATAAGCAGGGTATTTTTTATGAGAAATCCGAGGTATGGATTGAAAGCGAGAAATTGTATGAAGTCCTGTATTCATTTGAGATGGAGGTTTAGACATGGGAAATAAAGTAAAATATAATCTGAAAAATGTCCATGCAGCAAAGCTGAAGGAAACAGTGAGCAGCAGCGGTGAGACAACATTTTCTTATGAAAATCCAAAGGCAATCCCCGGAGCAGTCAGTATCAGCTTGGATGCGGAAGGGGAATCCACACCGTTTTATGCAGACGGTATCGTATATTTCCGTTCCGTGACCAATAACGGATACAGTGGTGATCTGGAAATTGCACTGATCCCGGAGTGGTTCCGGACGGAGATCTTACAGGAGAAGCTGGATGGAAAAGGCGTGCTTGTGGAAAGTACAAACATCGGGGAAAGTGTAAAATTTGCCCTGTTATTTGAATTTGACGGGGATGTGAATAGTATCCGCCATGTGATGTATAACTGTACGGCATCCCGCCCGTCCATCGAATCCGAAACAAAAGAGGATACGATCGAACCTGGAACGGAGAAGCTGTCACTGACGGCTGATCCGAGAAGTGACGGACTGGTAAAGAGCCGTACCGGAGATACCACGGATGCAGCGACATATGCGAACTGGTATAAGTCCGTATATATTCCATCAGAAACAGAAGAAAGCAGTGCGAAAGGATAAGGTGAAAGGATATGTTAAAAAGAGAAATTGAAATCTGTGGGAAAAAGATCCCGTTCCGGTCATCTGCGACCGTTCCGAGATTATACCGTGCAAAGTTCAAGAGGGATATTTTTAAGGATCTGTCGAAATTGGAAAAATCCTATAAGTGTAAGACCGAGGATGGGGATGAGTTCCAGATCGATGACCTGGAGATCTTTGAGAATGTTGCATATATCATGGCCTACCATGCGGATAACAGCATCCCGGCATCCATTGATGACTGGCTGGATCAGTTTGATATGTTTTCCATCTATGAGGTACTGCCTCAGATCCTGGAACTGTGGGGCGATAATCTTGCAACAGAGGTGGTAGCAAAAAAAGGCCTGGCAGAAGTGAACGGGAAATGACAACACCGCTGTTCCTTCTGCGCAGCGTAGAGATTGGAATATCTATATCGGATCTGGATCTTCTGACGGTGGGGCTGGTGATCGACATGTGGACGGAAAAAGCAAATGATAGCGTGAAATATAATAAGATCGCCACGCAGGATGATTTTGATAAATTCTGATAGCAGCATCAGAAAAATCATGTTATTATGATATTGTATAATTTCTGTTTGAAAGAATACAGAAATTATTCTCCACTCCTGAGAAAATAATTATGCAGGGATAATCCTTGGAAAATATTCTATGGATTCAGCTTAGAAGGTGACAAAAGTGTCCGCTATCTTCTGCAGGTTATTTAATGGAATCAGGAAGAAAGGAGGATAACTATGGCTAAGAGAAAAGGAGTATCCGGTAAAACTCATACGAAACAGCAGCTTAATGATTATGCCAATCAGAATAATCCGAATAATAAGGCATACCGGGCGAGAAGAACAAACGAAGAAAAAGCCCGAAAAACAAGGAATCACTTTGACCAGGATATGATCTATTATGAGCCGGATCTTGGTTTTGGCTGGTGTGATGACTAGGATTTGAGAAAGGCAGGTATTTGTATGGGAAACTTTTTTTATGACCTGTTTAATGGAAAGACGGGCTATACAATATCGGATAACATGGCAGTGGATGAAGATGGTGATCTTTTAATGAGGTTATCTGATCATACGGTTATGGATATGGATACAGGGAAAATTGGTTTTTTATCATCGGCAGGAAATCTGTTTGATGAGGAAGATGAATGGTAATGTAAACCTGATATGACGAATGGAAAAGCATCGCATTTGCGGTGCTTTTCCTATACTTAGAAAATTATGTTTTTATGAAAATGAGGCATCGATCATTTAGTTGTGATCGGTGCTTTTTTTCTGCCATGACAGGGGAGGTGTGTGCAGGTGGCAAGCAGGATTAAAGGAATCACGGTCGAGATTGGAGGGGATACCACTGGTCTTGACAAAGCCCTGAAAAATGTAAATGCAACGATCAGGACGACCCAGTCCTCGTTGAAGGATGTCAATAAGCTGTTAAAGCTGGATCCGGCAAATACAGAGCTGCTTGCACAGAAGCAGAAACTTTTAAAGGATGTCATCGGTTCTACCAAAGAAAAACTGGATGCTTTAAAAACAGCACAGGAACAGGCAAAGCAGCAGCTGGAGAACGGGGATCTGGGACAGGACAAATATGATGCCCTTCAGAGGGAGATCATCGAAACGGAACAGGAACTCCAAAAGCTGGCACAGGAAGCGGTAAATTCCAATGCTGCCCTTGCAAAAATCGAAGAGGTCGGTGGAAAACTGGAGTCAGTCGGAAATAAGATATCCGGTGTCGGAACAAAAATGCTTCCCGTTACAGCGGCAGTTGCAGGTCTTGGTACGGCAGCCGTGAAGACTACGGCAGATTTTGATTCTTCCATGAGCCAGGTACAGGCCACGATGGGAATTACGGCTGATTCCATGTCAAAGGTGGATGGCCAGTCAGTAAACACAATGGATACCCTGCGTACCCTGGCGAAGCAGATGGGAGAGAAAACAGCCTTTTCTGCAAGTGAGTGTGCACAGGCACTTAATTACCTTGCTTTGGCAGGTTATGATACACAGCAGATGTGTGATACGCTTCCAACGGTACTGAATCTGGCAGCCGCAGGAGATATCGATCTTGCATCTGCATCGGATATGGTAACGGATGCCATGTCAGCCCTTGGCATGCAGACGGATGAAGCCAATACAATGGTCGATCAGATGGCAAAAACAGCATCGACAACGAACACATCCGTGGCGCAGCTTGGGGAAGGAATCCTTACCATTGGTGCAACTGCCAAATCCGTAAAAGGCGGTACGGCAGAATTAAATACAGCCCTTGGTATTCTGGCCAATAATGGTATCAAGGGAGCAGAGGGCGGTACACATCTTAGAAACGTGATCCTTGCATTACAGAGTCCGACCGATAAGGCGGCTGCCTGTATGGAGAGTCTCGGCCTTCAGGTTTATGATTCGCAGGGAAACATGCGGAGTCTGAACGATATCCTTTCTGACCTTAATAAGTCTATGGATGGCATGACCTCTGCCGAGAAGAATAATATCATCAGTACGATCTTTAATAAAACGGATCTGTCATCCGTAAATTCCCTGCTTGCAAATACCGGGGATACCTGGGACAGCCTTCAGAAGTCCATTATGGAATCCGGTGGTGCTGCACAGCAGATGGCAGATACACAGCTTGATAACCTGTCCGGTCAGATCACCATCTTAAAATCAGCGGTGGAAGGTCTGGCCATTTCTTTTGGAGAGGCGCTTATGCCTGTGATCCGGAGTCTTGTCTCAAAGATACAGGGATTTGTAGATAAGCTGAACAGCATGGATGAATCCCAGAGAAACCTGATCATCCGTGTTGCAGCGGTGGTTGCAGCCATCGGACCGTTCCTGATCATTCTTGGAAAAACAATCTCAACCGTAGGGACAGCGATGAAAGGCTTTTCTTCCCTTGCCAAAGGGATCGCAAGTCTTGGAGTAAAGATCGCAGGAAGCAGCGGTTCGGTAACCGGGCTGGCAAGCGCATTTGGGGCGGTAGCAGGACCTGTGTTGGCGGTTATTGCCGTGGTGGCCGTTTTAGTGGCTGCATTTAAACATCTGTGGGATACCAACGAGGAATTCAGAAATGCCATGACAGCGATCTGGGAAGGTATTGTCAAGAAGATACAGACATTTGTTGAAGGAATCAAGGAAAGGCTGGCAGCCCTTAATATTGATTTTACTGCAGTGGCAAATACACTGAAAAAAATCTGGAATGGTTTCTGTGAACTTCTGGCACCTGTGTTTGAAGCAGCATTCAGTATCATTTCAACAGTTCTTGGTACAGTACTTGATGTACTGACGGGACTGCTTGATGTGTTTATCGGACTTTTCACGGGAAACTGGGAGCAGATGTGGTCAGGGATCAAGGAGATATTCTCCGGCATCTGGAATGGGATCACTGGAATCTTTACGGCAGCATTGAACCTTATCCGTGGAATTGCGGATACAGTCCTTGGATGGTTTGGTACAAGCTGGAATGCAGTATGGACTTCCGTATCTACGTTCTTTACGAATATCTGGAACGGGATCACGTCATTCTTTACCGGAGTATGGGAGACCATCAAGAATGTGGTACAGGTAGGAATTCTGTTTATTGGTTCGCTTTTGGAAGCAGCATTTAATATCATTACACTGCCGTTCCGCTTTGTATGGGAGAACTGTAAGGAGACCATTATTTCCGTATGGAATACGATAAAAAGCACGGTTTCGACTGTGATCAATGCCGTGGCATCGGTGATTTCTACAGTCATGAATACCATAAAGACTGTGATCGGCACAGTCTGGGATGCAGTCAGTACAAAGATATCTACCGTGCTGAATGCCATTAAGTCAGTGGTAACCACGGTATTCAATGCAGTAAAAACGGTAGCGGTTACGGTGTGGAATGGAATCAAAACCGCAATCAGCACGGTCGTTGACGGCATTAAAAGCAAGGCGTCTTCCGTATTTGAGGCTTTGAAGAATACACTTTCTTCTGTTTTTAATGGAATCAAATCGACAGCGGTATCTGCTTGGAACGGGATCAAGAGTGCAATCGTTACACCGATTGAGGTAGCACGGGATACTATTAAAGGAATCGTGGACAAGATCACGGGGTTCTTTAATAACATGCATTTGTCGCTTCCGCATATCAAGTTACCGCATTTCAGTATCAGTGGGAAATTGTCACTTGCTCCGCCAAGTGTACCGCATCTGAATATCGATTGGTACAAGGAAGGCGGTATCATGACAGGACCGACCATCTTTGGTATGAACGGGTCGAGTCTTATGGCAGGAGGGGAAGCCGGAAAAGAAGCGGTTCTTCCACTGAAAGGCTTTTATGAACAGCTGGAAAATATCCTGACAAACAGGCTGAATACTTCAGCAATGGAGCAGTATCTGGCTGTGATAGCAGAAAACAGCGGAAAGGGCATCTATCTGGATGACGGAACGCTGATAGGAAAACTGGCACCCGGGATCAATCAGAAACTGGGCATGCAGAAATTTAAAGCAGAAAGGGGCATGGTCTGATGGGCAAATATACAACCGCAGGATTTGGGGCAACGATCAATGGAAAGCACACATGGAAAGATTATGGTCTTGTGATCAGCAATACGGATATCGTAAGTGAGCCATCCCCGAAAACTAATTATATCGAAGTGCCTGGAAGCAGTATCAGAATTGACCTTACGGAAACACTGACAGGGCAGGTGGAATATGAGTCCAGACAGCTTAAGTTTTCTTTAGGGAAAATGGAAAGGGAAGATTTGTGGCCGGTGTTTTACCGGACATTTCTGAAGGCATATCAGGGCAAAGAAGTACGGGTTGTTCTGGATCAGGAGCCGGATGTGTATTATCACGGACGTGCAGAAGTTTCGGGGTTTTCCAGAAATGGAAGGCTCGGTACATTTACCCTGACGATAGATGCGGATGCGTATAAATACGAAATTAATGTGTCAAGTGAGGATTGGCTGTGGGACGTATTGAATTTTGAAACAGGGATCATCCGTGATTACCGTGGGATCAGTGTCTCTGGAAGCAGCAGTAAACTTCTGGAAGGAAGCGGTATTCCAGTTGTTCCTGCATTTCTTGTCAGCAACCTTGATGAAAGCGTTTCGAACTATATTACTTTTAATGGGACGAGGTACACTCTGCAGGAAGGCCGGAATCGCTTTGCAGATCTAATCATTCCGGCAGGAGGTGGAAGACTCTATTTTTACGGAAAGTATACAGTAAATATTGAGTTCCGGGGAGGGAGTCTGTAAATGTATAAAGTATTTTGTGACGATCAGCTTTTGTATCTTCCAGGAGATCAGGAGCTGGTCATTTTTAATACCAAACTGGAACTGGCGGATAATAAATCCGGTTCATTTGAGTTTGATATCCCGGCAGTGAATCCGATGTGTGACAAGATGAAAAAGCTGACTTCTGTCATCCGGGTGGAAAAAGACGGGGATAGTATCTTCTACGGACGCATCTTCAGTATGGAGAAGAATTTTTATAATACCCAGACAGTGGTGTGTGAAGGGGAGCTTGCATATCTTCTGGATTCAATACAGGAACCGAAGGCATACCACAGCTATACTGTGCGTAGTTTCTTGAACGCATTGCTTGCTGTCCATAATATACAGACAACAATGGAAAAACGGCTTGCTGTCACATTTAACTCCAAATGTGCAGGAGAAAGCGGTTCTTTTGATAACCTTTCCCTCTTCTTTAAGTCTGGAAGTACGGTATATGCCGTTTTTACAAAGAAAAGGGCTAATGATGTGGCAGGGAAAACATTTATTGTACCTGCAGGAGATTTTTATGTGTACTGGCATACGGATGCATCGGTTAATAACTATTATGGATTTTCCATAGACAGTGTGGAGTTTACAAGCGAAATTTCAGGTACGGCAACGGTATCATCACTTCCATCTTATACGGCAGTGGAAACGAAGAAAGTTTCTGATATGCAGAGTGCCCATAATCCATATGCTAACAGTTCCAATCTTCTGTGGCATTACACCCATACATTCGACAGGAAAGACCTGTATCCGAAAATGTTTGTTACTGGGATGGTGACGGTGGAAGATAGCAATGACAGCATCTACCGCTACACAAACTGGGAAAATACGCTGGATGATATTCAGGATAAGCTGGTAGACAGACTGGGAGGGCATTTACGGATCCGGCATTCCGGCACGACCCGTTACCTGGATTATATCGCAGATTATGATAATACCAATACACAGGTCATTGAGTTTGGAAGTAACCTTCTTGATTATACAGAAAATGCGGATGCATCTGAAATTGCAACCAGAGTGATCCCGCTTGGTAAACGATTGGAGGAAAGTTCGATCGAAGGGCTGGAAGAATATACCACGATCAGGAGTGTGAATAAGGATGTTCCGTATATTGAATCCACGGATGCCATAAAAGAATATGGCGTGGTGACAGGGACTGTAAGTTTTGAGGATGTCGGAGAGCCGGCCAATTTGAAGAAGAAAGCAGAGAAATATCTGTCAGATATTCAGTTTGAGAACCTGTCTTTGACCTGCAATGCCGTGGACCTGAACATGGTGGATGTGGATATCGAACGGATCAAACTGGGGGATTCCATCCGGGTCGTGTCAAAACCACACGGAATGGACCGGTATTTTCCGGTTACTGCACTTACCATTGACCTGCAGAATCCACAGAATAATACGGTAACGCTTGGAACAAGTGTAAAGGCAGGAATTTCAGAGCGAACAACGAATCAGAACGATTCGCTTGTGCAGAAAATCCAGTCACTGCCGCCACAGTCTGATACCCTGCGGATGGCGATAGAAAATGCCACAGCCCTGATTACGGCAGCAACTACAGGACATGTGGTGACAAGACCGGAAGAGATCCTGATCATGGATACCGCAGATAAGAATACTGCTAAAAAGGTGTGGAGATGGAATTTAAATGGTCTTGGATATTCCAGTACGGGATATAACGGGACATTTGGAACAGCCATTACGATGGATGGAAAAATCGTAGGAAAATATATTGCCGCCAGAAGTATTTATGCAGATTCTTTTATTGCTGGGGAACTGCAGACTGCATGGAATGGAATCACGGATTATATCCAGTTAAAGAACGGAGAACTGCAGGTGTTCAATACTTCTGATCAGTTGGTATCGAAGTTCAATTATAATGGAGAGCATTTTTACAGGGGTGGAACTTATGTGGGAAAAATCGGTACAAACCAATGGTCAGGTAATGCAGCACATAAGGGGCTGGTGTTTGATCTGGAATATACCGGAAAGTATATGGCATGGTGTTATCAGAAAACAAGCGGAGCTTCATCCTATACCACGATGCTGTGTTTTTCACAGGGAAACAGTATCTACACGGAACAGGGGCTGCATCTGGGCTGTGATTTTTATGGGGAGTGGAATACGCTCTACAACATTAAACTTTCGGGTGTTTCTTCTGGCGGATACAGTGCATTTACTGGAACGATCCCAATCATCATGAATATTACGGATAAAGGAAATGGGGCAATCAGCTGGACTTACAGTAAGCTTCAGGTAAAAAACGGCATCATAGTCGGATACTGGAATTAAGGAGGTATAAAGTGGAAAAAGAAATCGAACTGGAACTTCCCCGTGGGGAAAAGCCAAAGGAAGGAAAAACAGAAATGGCAGAAAAAACAGTGGAATTAATGTCTGGCTCACCGCTTGAAATGAAGCTGGAAGAAGTTTTAGGTAAGGTTACTGCTATGGAATCAGCTATGACAAAAATGACAGCATTGTTTGAGGGAGGTGCATTTAGTGGAAAAGCAGGAAAAGAATAAAACAGAACAGAATCCCATGCCTCTTGGCATGATTCTGGATCATGCAAGGGAGGACATGACAAAATCAGTGGTTGCACTGCAGCAGAAATACGGGCTTCCGGCAAGTCTTCTTGATGTGATCCTGACAGGCGTGCTGTCAGAAGTACGGGAAATGAAGTGTATGGAGTACAGGCAGCTGAAGGAGGGAGAAAAAGATGGCAAATGTCACAACGTATCTGAATAAGATCCTGTCTGCGGTATATGGAAAAGATGTCAGGCAGAGTATTTATGATTCCATCAATGCAATCAATACACAGGTGGAAGGGTATGTATCTGCTGAGAAAAGCCGTGTGACAGCGGAAGCTAATAGAAATAGTGCTGAAAAAATCAGGGTATCAAACGAGAACGATAGGGAAGCCGCTGAAGAGGAACGTTTAACAAATGAAGCAGAAAGGCTGGAGATATATGATGATCTGTGCTCTCAGGTAGCTGATATGCTGGATGAATTGAAGAATGTGGCAGAGGGGAAAATTACATTTTCTGCGATTTATCCTGTGGGCAGCATTTATATGTCCGTGAATAATACCAGTCCGGCATCCTTGTTTGGCGGCACATGGCAGTCATGGGGAAGCGGACGTGTTCCGATTGGCGTAAACACATCGGATTCAGAATTCTCTACAGTGGAAAAAACAGGTGGAAGTAAGTATCTGCAGAGTCATACCCATACTTTTACCGGAACAGCGGTCACGGTGACAGGTGGGTCACATTCCCATACGCTTCCATATCCTGTTCCTTCAGAACCGGGTTATGATTACGAAGGAGAATCTTATAATGCTCCTTTTGGTACTTATAGTCCGCAGAGTGAACTGATAGAGGAGACAGATTCAGAAACCCACAGCCATACTTTTACGGCAAAAGGTACACTTAGTTCAACCGGAACAGGAAACGGTCAGAACCTCCCGCCTTATATCACCTGCTATATGTGGAAGCGTATTGCATAATTTTAGTAACTGGTATCTCTTAGGAGGTGCTTTTTTTATACCCAAAAATCAAAGGAGGAACTCATTATGAAGGAATTTTGGAACACGGTACAGTTTGTT